GGTCTGGCGCTTATAACTACAACAAACAGCGGCTTAATGCGCTCGATAAGATTGTGGTCGAGGTATACAACACATCTGGCGGCAATGCTGCCACTTCAGTGAACGGGACGGCGGCGCAATGAATGCGGTGATGACGGCCTATCAACTGGCCTATCAAATCAGCCCAATCATCCTTCAAAACGGGATTGCTACGGCAATCCCCGGCGGCCTTTTGCCAATCGTTGCAATTACCGAGGGCGCCAGCTTCTCGCTGAACGCCTTGGGTGGCGACATCAACTTGGACCTAAGCCAGTTCTTCGCGCATTTTGAGCCGGCGCCGGGCTCCACACTGGCCAGCTATGACATCGGCACTTATCCATTTGCCAATCAGACGGTCGCGGCAAATGCCGTGATAAAAAAGCCAAACATCGTCTCGCTGGTGATGGCGTGCCCCGTTAAGGGCCGAGGCGGATATGCCGCGCGACTGGCCACAATGACCATATTGCAACAGACGATTGAAAAGCACGTCTCGCTTGGCGGCACGTTCACGGTCGCGACTCCGGCATCGATTTACACCAACTGCCTATTGCAGAGCCTGTCCGATATTTCCGGAGGAGGCACCAATCAGAAGCAATATCAATATCGCTGGGACTTTGTGCAGCCGCTCATCACCGAAACAGCGGCCGAGGCCGCGAACAGCGACTACATCAGCAAAATAACTAGCGGGGTGAAAGTATGATTTACAACTTTTCCCCGTCTGATACCGCCCCGTTTCAATTCCAGCCGACTCTGGACAATACGACCTTTAACGTCGTTGTGACTTGGAACGTGTACGGCGAGCGGTATTACATCAACATCAGCACGCTTCAGGGCGCGCTGGTTTACACGATGCCGCTGATCGGTTCTCCGCAGGATTATCCGATTTCGCTTTTGCCGCCACTCAACCCGCTAACCGGCAGGCCGTGGACTTCATCGCTTTACTACATTGAATCAAGCGCGACTTTTGTGGTGACGTGATGCGATATTATCTCATCATCATCACAGATCCGGTAACCAAGAAAGAGGTCAAGCGATACAGTAGCCTAGCGCCTGACGGGCAGTTCATTCCCGGCGCGCTGCAAGTCGAGTTTGACATCCCCATCGTTGGTTATGGCAATCCGGGCTCAGGCGGCTACCTGAGAATTTGGGGTGTTTCGCTTCAAGATATTTCTCAGGCCAATAACCTGAACGACAAGCTGATCGCCGTCTATGCGGGCATGTCAAACGGGCTGCCATTGGCAAACCCAAACCAGCAAGGCCCCTTGATGGAAGGATTCATCTTTCAGGCATACGGCAACTGGGTGGGGACGGTGCAGACGCTGGACTTCAATGTCATCCCGGGGCAGGGGCCGGCGGCTGATACGAATAACTTCACCTTCAATTACAAGAAAGGCTCGCCTTTTGCTCAGGCAATCCAGACGACATTGCAAATCGCCTATCCGTATTTGTCGGTAGACGTATCTGGGGTGAGCGCCGATCTTGTTCTTGCGCAGGACCAGCAAGGGCAGTACACCACTTTGCAGTCGTTTGCCAAATACCTGAAGGAAGTCAGCAAGGCCATCAGCCCGCCCACCAGTACCGGTCTGCCTTACTATGGCGTCGAGGTATTTTTTAAAGGGGGGCAGATTGTCGTCAAGGACAACAGTGCACCACCATCAGACATAAAAGACATCAGCTTCAAAGACCTGATTGGCCAGCCGACTTGGAATAGCCCGGTGACATTTCAGTTCAATGCTGTGTTGCGTGGCGATTTAAGCGTGGGCGATTATATCCGCATGCCAATATCGCAGTTTACGTCCGTGCCGCAATCACTCTCCAGGTTCAGAGATAACAGCGGATTTCAGGGCGTCGCGCAGATTATTGGCGAGGGGTCATGTATTCGCCACGTCGGCAACAGCCGGCAGCCTGACGGCATGTCGTGGATTACAACCGTTAATTGCGTGGTGCCGCCAGCATGAGCCAACACATCAAAAAGCCCATAGCCCTCTCGCTTGGGCAGACGATTCAGAATCGGATAACCGATGCCGAGCAATTGAAAGGCAAGGCGCTGCCATGTTCGGTTGTGGCATCGGATGGCAATTTCGTAACGATCAATTTTGAGATTGATACCTCTTTTACGTTACCTGTCGTAACAATACCGATAGCCAGGACGGCCTATATCAGCTATCCCGTGCAGCCCGGTGACACTGGTGTCGCTATCCCGGCCGATGCCTTGCTTGGAGGTGTATCGGGAGAGTCTGGCGTGACGGCAACATTTTTGCCGCCATCGAATCTAGGGGCGCTTTTTTTCATCCCATTGGGTAATATCGGATTTACGCTGGTTAATCCGCTGCAAGTAGCCATCGCAGGCCCTGGCGGAGTCGTGCTGTCTGATGAGGCTGTCACGCATACAATCACGATCAGCACGGCCGGAATCGCCTTAAATAGCCCGCTGCTGGTGTCTGCGACATGTGGCGCCAGCAGCGTAACGCTAACGCCGACGACGGCCAGCATCGCCAGCACGACCATCAATCTGACGGGCGCTGTATTTGTTAACGGGAATCCGTATCCGACATGAGAACATACGGCCGAATCAATGGGCAGTGGGTGAAAGTCGAGACGTCAGAGACGGGTGATAACTCGCAAGTCTGGCTGACCACGCTTTGCCAGACACTAAAACTGAATCGGCAGGAGTCGCCGTTTTTTGCCAACTACGGCATCCCTGCTCAGCAATCGGTGCAGCAACAGTTCTTCCCTGACATTTACATGGCGCAGACACAAAGCCAATTCTCGCCCTATTTTGTCTCCTTGGCGCTGGCCAAATTGCCGGGCACAAAGCCGACTTATACAATTCGAGCAATCACCCCCGCCGGGGCGCTGATTGATGCGCAGGTGGCTGTATGACAATCCCTATTGTAATGACCGCATCCGGCGTGCAGCCGCAAAGCCCCAGCACGTTGCGCGATGAGCTGGTGGCAGAAGCGACGGCGCTTGCCCCCGGGCTTACAACTGAGCTTCCTGGGTCACTGGTCGAGGATATGGCATCGACCGGAGCCGGGGCATTGGTAGTGTGCGACAAAGCCGTCATTGAGTCAGTTAACAATGTGACTCCGCTGGGCGCTAATCTGTTTGTCCTAAATACCTTGGGAACTATCTACGGGACCGCTCCGGGCGTTAGCGCCAATACGTCCGTCTATGTTGTTTTTACCGGTACGGTCGGATTCATCATAAATCCGGGCTTCACCGTTTCCGACGGCTCAAACCAGTACGTCATCCAAGACGGCGGGATTATTGAGTCGGGAGGCAGCAGCTCCCCCTTGTACTGTGTAGCGTCATCCTCTGGCACATGGGCAGTTCCTGCCGGCACTGTGACGAGCATCGTGACCAGTGTGCCCGGAACCATTACCCTGTCCGTGACAAATCCAACGGCCGGAACGCCGGCCACTGGCGAAGAATCGCCGGAGACATATCGAGCCCGCGTGCTGACGGCCGGAAAAGCAACGGCGCAGGGCCTGCCATCATTCTTGAGGAAGCAACTACAGAACATCACCGGAGTGCAGACCCGGCTTGTGTCTGTCCGGCAGGCCAACGGCGGCTATCAGGTAATAGTCGGCGGCGGCGACCCTTACGCGATTGCCGGGGCAATCTATAAGGGCATCTTTGACCTGAACAATCTAGTCGGCTCCGTCCTTGACATATCAGACATCACGCAGGCCAATCCTGGCGTCGTGACAACTATCCTCAACCACGGCTATGCAACAGGCCAGACCGTTACCATTTCCGGGTCTGACCCCGTTGACTATGACGGGTCTTATACCGTGACCGTGATTGACGAAAAGAGCTTTTCAATCGCAACCGATACGACCGGATTCCCGGCATATGTCGGTGATGCAATTGCCGAGCCCAACAATCGGAATCAGACCGTCACGGTTACAGACTACCCCGACACATACGACATCACGTTTGTGGTCCCTCCGCTCCAGACTGTGACCGTAGAACTGTCGTGGGATACATCGACGACCAACGTCGTCAGCAGCACTTCAATCGCTCAGGTATCTGCCCCGGCAATTGCCAGCTATATCAACTCGGTACCGGTCGGCCAGCCTATCAATGTTTTTGAGCTTCAGAACGCCTTTGAAGTGGCGATTGCTGATGTTATCCCGGCGGCCTATATCACGAAAATGGATTTCACCGTATCGATCAATGGCATTGTGACGGCGCCGGATGCCGGTACAGGGATTATTAACGGCGACCCAGAGAGCTATTTCTACTCGGAATCCTCAGACATTACCGTGACGAGGGTGCCATGATTTTAGAGCCTCCGCTTGCCGCCTATCCGTATGTGCAATATAACGACGATGACAACATCAATGCGTTTTTTATTGCGTATAACGAAAAGGCCCAAGAATACGTTGATTTCTTCAACGAGTATAACTTGGCCGATTACAACAGCATTTTAATCGGCGGCGAGCTTCTGGATTGGATTGCCGATGGCATTTATGGGATGCGACGACCATTCCTTGTAAGCGGGTCGGCCGCTGCTACGATAGGACCGCTTGGAACGGTGGCAATAGGCACAGGATACCTAGGCGAATTTGCATACTCGACCGGAGTCATCCCAACGTATTCTTTTGTCCCTGACGACATTTTCAAAAAAGTGATGACGTGGAATTTCTTTAAAGGCGACGGCACGGTTTTTAACATCAATTGGCTGAAGCGGCGCGTCATCAGGTTTTTAAATGACACGACCTATCCAGACGAAACATACGACGTGAGTGTTCAATTCACTTCCTCTTCTGAAGTGACAATAGAAGTGGCAACGTCAACAAACGCCGAATATATGCAGTCCCTTGTCCGCTCAAACATTCTTGAATTACCGCCACAGTTTGCATTCACGGTGAGCCTGATATGACCAAGATCGTATTTTCAAACTTTGCAGCGGCCACATTAGCGGCGCCCATAGGAACCACAGATACTTCGCTGACAGTCGCGTCAGGCAAAGGCGCATTG